CAACTGGTGCCGTTTCATATTTTCCAACAGGTGTACCCGGCCAACAAACTGGTACAAATGTTTACAAAGACTCAGTTGGAAAAGTTGCATATAAAAAATACATAGAACACATTTCGTCTGTTGCACAACAAGTTGGTTATAAGTTTATTGATTTTATTAGTTTAGATAAATTTATAGATGATAGTCCAGACGAACCAAAAAACATTACCAAATATGATTTAACAGAAAACATAAATTTACCAATAGAGGTTGGTGATACTGTTATGATGGGAAAGTTCAAAAATAAAAAAGTTGTTGTTAAAGATATATCTTGGAATGATAAGGGTGACTTATTAATAAATGGAAGACCTGCATTAAAAATTAGAATACCTAAAAAACAAAATATATTTAATGAAGGTTTAATTTTAGAAGGTGGTGCATACGGTCATATGTCTCACCCATTTGATGATAAAGGCTTAACATTTGGTGATTTCAAAAAAATAATTGAACTAGGACTTCAAGGAAGTATAGATTTAGAACAATCAGCAACTGAAAAAACAGATGGTCAAAATTTATTTATTAGTTGGAATAATAAATTAGTTGCTGCAAGAAATACTGGTGATATAAAGCGTGGTGGAAAAGATTCTAAAGCAATTGCAAAAAAGTTTGCTGGCAGAGGAAATATAGAAAAAGCATTTAATTATGCAATGAGAGATTTATCAAAGGCAATTGGTGGATTGAGTGATAAACAAAAAAAGAAAATATTTGATGATGGAAACAACTGGGTGAATATGGAAATAATGTACCCGGCATCCTCAAATGTAATTAATTATGATGCACCATATTTACAATTTCACAATGTATTAAAATATAAAAATGGAAGTGCAGTTGGTGCCGTACATGATGGTGCAAGAATATTGGCTGGAATGGTTAAGCAAACAAATCAAAATGTACAAAAAAGTTTTAGTGTTATTGGACCTAAAATATTAAAGGTTAAACCTCATCAAGATTTTGGTGCAAAAAAATCATACTTTATTGGAAAGCTTAATAAATTGATGTCAAAATATAATATGGGAAATAGTAATACATTTGGCGAATATCATCAGGCATGGTGGGAAGATTATGTTGAAAAGAATTTAGGTGCAGTTGACAATACAATAAAGATGGGCTTGGTTAAACGCTGGGCATTTTTTGATAAATCATTTAGGTTAAATTCAAAAACAATTCCAGATAAAGACATCTTGACAAAAGTTATTGAAATTGACAAACAAAAACATGTAGACCAAGTAAAGAAAAATATGTTTCCATTTGAAACTTTGTTTTTTGAATTAGGTGCTGAGGTACTTAAAAATGTAGAAGGCTTTCTAGCCGGAAATCCAGAAAAAGCAGTTCAAAATGTTAGAAGACAAGTTGCAAAAGCAATTGGTGATGTTAGAAAAGGCGGTGACCTAAAAAAATTAAATAGATTAACACAACAACTTGAAAAGATAAAGGCTATTGGTGGATTCAAAACAATCATACCAAGTGAAGGTTTAGTTTTTATTTATAAAGGAAAAACATATAAGTTAACAGGAAGCTTTGGACCAGTAAATCAAATCACTGGATTGATGAGCTTTTAGTATTTGACATTATATTTATAGATATATTATTTACAAAGATAGGGCAATATGAAAAAGGCTATTAGCGAAAGTAAAGTGCAGAGAATGAGAAACCTAGTAATGGGTAATCACAATGCAAAAACTAAAGTTCAGTCAGGTTATGTAACATCAACAGTTGAACATTCAGAAGGTGATGTTTGGACTGAAGGTGGAAAAGAATGGACAATAAAAAACGGAATAAAACAAACTGTTAATAAATTAAATAGTATCCGTAAATTATTGTTTATGCCATTAACTTGTCCAGAATGTAATAGTAGAATGCGAGGTGAAATTGACAAAGCATCTTGGAACATAAATAAGAAATGTCATACATGTGTTGAAAAGGAAGAATCAAAACTTAAGACTAAAAATCTTACAGAAGTTAGAGCATATGAAAAAGAAGTTGTTAGTAGAATAAAAAAGGACGGTGAAATCTGGCTAAAAGATGTAACTAGTGAATTTGAAGATTTTATATCTGCTGATGTAAAAAATCAATATGTAACGGAGGCTGGGACAATTGAAGATTGGTCAGGCGGAAAGAGTAAAACACAACAAAGACAAGAATTTGACAAAAAGATAGCTAAAGCAAAGAAGAACATTGAGGAGTAAAAAAATGCCTAGATTGACAAACGAACATCTGCACACAAACATAAAGCTAGTCCAACAAGACTTAGAATATGTAAAAACAAATCAAGAAAAAATGCAATCCGATTTGTCAATGATAAAAAAGCAATTGTTGTCACCAGATGATGGTGCAATTGCAAGAGTAAATAAAAACACAGACTTTAGAAATAAAACACAAAAAGTATTATGGTCAATATGGATTGCACTTATTGGTATAATCGGTAAATTGATATTTTGGAATTAAAACTATGAAAAAGAAAACACTACAAAAATTAGTTAAAGAACAAGTAGCTTCATTACTAACAGAAAAATTTGCTTCTAAAAAAATTACAGATATGTATCGTAAAATTACTGGTGGTAGATATACAACCGATAAAAAATTCTGGGGCGCTGCATCAAAGGCGTATGGCATTGAGTGGGACAAGGTAACAGACGACATGGTATCTGGACCAACGGGAAGAATGACAAGAAAAGGTTTTGAATTTCTTCTTGCAGCCAAAGACATGGTAGTGCGTGGTAGTGGTAGATATGATTATGGCAGAACCATAAAGAAAGGTCAAATACTTAGTGCTACATATAATGGTAAGGCAATATATTTTGGAAGAAGTGGTGTAACAACTGGTGCTGCATCAGCTGGAACATATCCTGAATACATAGGACTTAATGTAATGGGATTCAAAAATGCAGACCAAATTATCAAAAAACTTCCAGGCAAAGTTGAGGTATACCAAATAGATGTGGATAAAGCTCGTGGTGCAAAGGGTAAACGACAAGGTAGGTCAGACGCAAGAGCAGGTGCAACTGCACTTATGGACTTTAGAGATATTAAAAGAAAAAACCAAGCAAGATATGAAAAGGCACTAACTGATAGATTGGCTAAATCAAGTCCAGTTGACCAAGCTTGGAAAATGGTAGAGGCAACTCAAAAAATGATAAATGATGCATTAAAGAAAGACCTTGATATGTTAAAGAAAGGAAAGGCTAAAGATAGCTGGAGAAGTTCAAGTAGCATACTACAAAATGCATACAATAATATGACAAGGTCAATAACAAATATATTGAGTAATGAAAATGCTGCTATTAAAGGTGCAGAAAAAGATAAAGCAAATAAGTTAAAGTCCGGTGATAAACAATCATGGAGTGAAGAGAAATATTATTTGNATAGAATTGTTGAAGAAGCCAGAAGCATTCAAAAAGAATATAAAGAAATGAAAATGGCATTATCTAAAATCAATAAAGATAGGGAATATATTTCAGTTGTTAGAGAGCTTAAAAAAATTGGCCAAATGAATAAGAATGCACCAAAGGCTGATTATTCTGAAGATTCAAATATGAATGAATCAGCAGAAAAAGGTCTTAAAGCAATTCCTGGAGTATTATCTTTTGATATAGAACAATTTCTGAAGAAACAAAAAGATGCTAAAAAACTAACTAAAGGTAGTTTTACAGATTTAGTAAAGGCACTACATTCTAGAGGCTTTGGAGAAATTCCTAATGGGGCAAACCTTAGAAATTGGAAAGCAGTAGTTAAAAAGCATATCAAAGAATCTAACGTAAATGAATCAAAGAAACAACTTAAAGAAGAATACATTGAAATCATGAGAGACCTTGATAAAGGTTTGGCATTAGTAAAAGATTCATGGTTAGATTGGAAGAGAGGCCCTATGACAGAGCCAAGTGATATTAAACCAGCACAAAAAGAGTTGATTGGTTATATTGCAAAATGGATAAAGAAGAATATAAAGTAGGGTAAATATGAAAAGGTCTGCAATATCAAAAATAGTATCTGAAGAACTCGGCAATATAAAAGAAGCTTCTATTTCTAAAAGATTCCAAAAGGCAACTGAGGAATATCAAAAAATAGAACTCAAAATGCAGACTATTGTTAAAAAATTTATTGCTGAAAAAAATCCAAGAAAGAAAGAACAATATAAAAATCAATTACGAGATTTAACGGCTAAAAAGTCAGTAGCGGAAAAAGAATTCAAAGCCGCACTTCTTGGCGAACCGGTAACATTAAGTTCTTCACGATTGGATTCATTAATATAATTAGGAGAGTAAGTTATGGGTTTAGGATTAGGTAAATTATTTACAGGTGGTGCCGGAGAACTAGTAGAATCAGTTGGTGGTGTACTTGATAATCTAACAACTTCCAAAGAAGAAAAATTAGAAGCTAAAAGAAAAATGAAAGAACTCATTGCCAACCATGAAGCGGCAATGGAAAAAAACATTACAGATAGATGGAATGCAGATATGAATTCTGATTCTTGGTTATCAAAAAATGTAAGGCCAATGGTTCTTATATTTTTAATAGTATGTACTATGTTGTTAATATTCATCGATGCTGGAACAATAGCATTTGAAGTTGAAGAAAAATGGACAGATCTTTTACAATTAGTACTTATCACTGTAATTGGTGCATATTTTGGTGGTCGTTCATTAGAAAAGACAAAGAAAAAATAATACTAGTTGAAAGGGTTCAAACTAGAAAAATAATTTCATTTTTTTTAACTTATTAACCTTTTCATATATATTTATATATGTATGAGCAATAAAAAATCAATAAAAGATATTATTCGTGAAGAGTATAAGCGGTGTTCATCTGACCCCGTACACTTCATGCGAAAGTATTGCCAAATTCAACACCCAACACGTGGTAAAATAAACTTTAATTTATATCCATTTCAGGAAAAGACACTACAACAACTTCAAGGAAATGATTACAATATTATATTGAAGTCTAGGCAGTTAGGTATATCTACACTATCTGCAGGATATTCATTATGGTCAATGTTATTTAATGAAGACTTTAATTGTTTAGTTATTGCAACAAAACAAGATGTAGCAAAAAATCTTGTTACAAAAGTTAGAATTATGCATGACTTTTTACCAAGTTGGTTAAAGGGTCAATGTACAGAAGATAATAAGTTAAGTTTACGATTTAAGAATGGCTCACAAATAAAAGCAGTATCTGCTGCTGGAGATGCAGGTCGTTCTGAAGCACTATCATTGCTAGTAATGGATGAGGCAGCATTTATTGACAAGATTGATGAAATATGGGCATCTGCTCAACAAACTCTTGCAACAGGTGGTAAGGCAATTGTACTATCTACACCAAACGGTGTTGGAAACTTTTTTCATAAAACATGGACAAAAGCTGAGGCCGGTGAAAACCTATTTAATACAATTAGACTTCATTGGTCACTACACCCAGAACGTGATAAAGATTGGCGAGAACAACAAGATGAATTACTTGGTCCAAAAATGGCAGCACAAGAATGTGATTGTGATTTTGTTAGTTCAGGTAATACTGTTGTTGATGGTAATCTTATTGAGTGGTACAGGGAATCACATGCACAAGACCCAATAGAAACTAGAGGGTTTGATGGAAATTATTGGATTTGGGAACAACCAAACTATAGTAAATCATATATGGTTGTAGC